ATGCCCCCAAATAAGTATTTGAATTGCTTTGAAAACCAGAGCAGTCATTAGCATTGGCTAAATATCCAGGTGCTACTTCAGCATACCAAGCAGTCTGAATATCCTCTCCCCAACCTGATATATCTCCACCACTAGAAATGTAACTCATAATATCTCCGTCTGAACAAATATGAGAACCAGTTAAGGTGGACTCACAAATATCTTTAATAGCAATATAACCAATCAAGGTTGAAGTGGTTACATTTCCATCAAAAGTATTAGTAGTAGTTACAATTTGAGTTACAGAGCCTCCACCAGTTGATAGACAGTTGCCACCGTCTATACAAATATCTGATGAAGTGGTGACATAAATATCTCCAGCCACTTCTAGCTTAGCTGAAGTAGTAGTTGAGGTAGCACCGATTAACACCTGTTTAACAGTAGTCACTGGCATTAAAAGACCCCTAGAATAGAACCAAGTTGCACCCGGTCCGATTGTTTGAGCAGAAACAAGAAAACCAACAATAAATATTGCTATTAAAGAACCGATAATTGTAGTTAGTTTATTCATCTAATTTATCTAATATTTCGCTTAATAAGTTATCAATGTTTTTGTTTGCCTCTGAAACAGCCCTTTTTATATCATTATAGTCTTTTAGTCTTTCAATCCTTGTTGAAGGGTTAATGTTAGAGACCAATACCGATAATGGAGTTAGTTTGTTCTTAATTTTATCTATCTCCGAATAATCAAAGTCTTTCTGTGGGGGTATTGAGGTTATTGCTTTAGTTAGTTGATTGATATTGTCTTCCAATACTTCTACACCCACCTCTGGAATAGCCCTTATTTGGCTCAAAATTGACTTCTGAGAGGCTTTTATCTCTTTTATAACCTCTGATAGGTCTGTTTGGGGATAAATGATTTTATCAAGTTCTTCTTTAATAATATTTCTAACCTTTTTATAATCAATATCAGATCCACCTCCACCTCCACTGTGTCCCATAATGTTCATATCTCGGACAACAATATCATTTTGTTCTACTTGATAGTTTATATTTCTTGAAGTATAACCAGCGTCTTCATAGACAACTGAGATAACTCGTAGCTGTCTGCCATTGCCAGAAGAATCAGCAGGAAGCTTATAAGTATATTTAAATCTACCTATTTCATCACTGCTCTCAACCATTTCTACTCCGTCTAATAAAGCTTCGTCAGTAACAGCGTCACGAACCCAAGCTTTAATCCAAACTTGACCGAAGTCTCTTTCGTTGTGAATTTGGCGAGTTATAACATAATTTCTGTAAGGCTGAAAAAACATATCTTAATGAAATTTAATTCTAGTTTTGTCTTGCTACTTTCATAATATTAATTAGATTTAATCATTGCTTCTACCCACATAGTGGTAGTAACTGTTGGGGCGTTTGTATAGAAGTTAAACTTCATACATTCTGAAGCTAAGTTATCAAAGCCTAAGTTAAACTTATTAGTTCCAGTAGCCATTTGAAAGGCATAAGTGGCTGGAGCTTGTAAGGTTACTGCGGTTGATGATACAGATAAGACTGATTCTCCGAACCAATAGATTGAACTATCTGTTGAAGAGTTACAACCAGCGTCATTACTAAAGGCTGTTGTGAAAGACAAAATGTTAGGAGCTGTTGAAGAAGCTGACACATTTAAATCAACGTGATCAGTGCCTTTTTCAATTACTCTAACAACCGTTGAAGTTGTCAGCATACTTACTTGAGCGTTCTTTGTTCCTAGAATATCAAACCTTTGGTAAGTGTCTGATACTCCCAGAGTTTGATAACCAGAATAACCGCCAAGTAAAGCGATCAATCCGACTAGGGCTGCAATAATTTTTGTTTTCATAGTTTTTTATTAATTATCTTATCACTCTCCCTATAAGGGGAGAGAGTAAAACAACTAGTTACAAGTAGTTGAAGTTGAGAAAGTCGGGTCGGTAGTATCACCAATAAAGTCAATGATTGTATAGGTGCTTGACCCATTATCAATGCAGAACATTGTTCCAGCGACTCCAGCAGATGAAACAATTGTTCCATCTACGCTTAAATCTCCTTTAATATCAACATCAGCTTGAAAAATCTCATCGTCCCAAGTGACACCACCTAAGGCTTGTTCGCCACTTGCTTCAAAGTAATTTCCTTCAACAACTACCTTAGCTGTTCCATTATACGCACTGACACCAAGGCCAACAGCGAATACGGATACAGCTATAATTCCAATCCATAGAGCTAGGTTGTTTTTTTGTTTCTTATTTCTCATAGCTTAAAAGGTTAGTTAATTAAGAAACGTCAATTTGAACGTCTACAATTTCCTTAGCTAATTCTGTGAATAACTTAGTTCCATATAATGTCTCAACGACAATATCTTTACCAAGCCATACATAGGAATCTCCTGATCTTTCTTTCTCATAACCATTAGGAGCTTTTTGAATAGCTAATGAAATCTTATTCTTAACACCAAATACTAAATGTTGAACCTGTTTAGAGATAACATTTGAACCAGATGCAAAGGTTTCAGATACAGCGATGTCAGAACCACCTTTCATATAAACAGTTACATAAGTAGTTCCATCAACAGCATACAATCCTTCTAAGGCTAAACGATTAGCCTCAGTATCGGCTATGGTTGTGTATACACCAGCAGAAGAAGTGAAAGGAGCATTTAAGGAAGCTACGATATTATCAGCAGTAGTAGCAGCAGTTCCACCTAATTCGATTTCGCCAGCAGTGGTAGTACTAGTAGCTAATGTGAAAATAACACCATTCAAGACAAAAGTATCATCATCAGTTCCTTCAGCACCTAAAGTAATTCTAGCCTCAAACAAACTGTTGTTGGACATATACATATCCATACCATACAAGTTTTTGATAAAGCCATTTTCCATAACTCTATCTCCAAGACCGGATTCTTTACCACCTCTGTATTGATCTAATACATTGATGAAGTTAGGTGATAGAACACCAAAACGGTTGATTGAATCAGCGTTAGCAGCGTTTAATTTCTCACCAACAACAGTAATAACTTTCCAAACATTACCAGTATCCAAAGCAATTGGGTTACCAGCAGTTCCACCAATAGATCCGTCATCAACGGTATTGGCAGCGTTTACAACTTCGTATAATACTTGAGCGTCAATGTAGTTAGCCATTTGGCGAGCATCAATTGAAGCAAGTTCTTTCTTTAAGTCAAAGTTTGACTGTTTTAGGGTTCTATTGTCAATGAAACGAGGGATAGCCTTCCATTGGTCAACAGTGATGTAATCATCTGTGATAGTGGAATCGGCTCTAGCGACAGCTCCAGTTGAAGCTACGCTACGGACAGCAGCTTTGTTACCATAAGGGAAGTGAACAGTATCTCCCATTGATAGCAAGGCTTCTTCTTTTCTTCTAGCAATTTTAGGATAAACAGCAGTCTTTAACAATAAAGCTTGCATCATCTTAGCCCAAAATTCGCCATAGGAAGCGGAATATGAGTTGGCCATAATTTTAATTTAGTTTTTAATTGGCCATACAAAATCTACTTTTTTGATTGATATTCTGCCCATTCTAGGAATTTATCAGGTGATAGCTTATTAATAGCCTCTGTTTCTTCCATATTGGCATAATCTATTACTGAATTGTCAACTTTCTTAGTTGAAGACGGCTCTGATGTTTTGGTCTTAGAAACAGTTTTAAGTTCCTTGTTAAATATGTAATAAAGTGGTTTAAAGTTTTTACCAGAATATTTTTTGTCAAAGGCTAAACCTTTTAGTTTAGATCTCTGACCTTTAGCGTCTGGGTTAACTTCTACCAATTCGTTAAACTCTTTTTCAAATTTATCATTCTGCTCTCTTTCTATCTTCGTGTCCCTTAATAGTTCAATCTCTTCATCGCTTATAGCGGGTTTGATTGACTTCTTAATGTTATCTGATAGTTTCTTGGCGAAAGCCGGATCAACTCCGTATTCTTCAGCCAAAGCTTCAATTTCATCTTTAGCTTCTTTTCCAGAAGTTGAGTTCTTAATAGCCTCAATGTCTGCTTTAAGAGATGATAATGTGGACTCTAAGTCCTTTCTCTTTTCTCTTTCAGCTTTGTATTTTTTGTAAGGCACTTGCGGGTTTCTTGGAGCGTCTTCCTCATCTTCGGCATCATCAGAATCATCTTCTTCCTCAGCTTCCTCTTCCTTAGATTCCTCTTCGGTTTCTTCGTTAGATTCTTCTTCAGTTTCTTTTGATTCCTCTTCCTTAGATTCGTCAGTATTATTTGCCTCTTCAGGCGTTGTTAGAGCTTTTTCCATCTCCACAAGCTCTTTTTCTGTGCTTTCTTCCATAGTTTTTGTTAATCCGGTTTTCTGACCGGGTGAATTAGTTAAGCGTAATCCAACGCAAAAGATTTTTAACTCTTTACTGAGTGTCTAATAGAGACTTTTATCTGGACAAGTTATTATCCAGAATAAACTCTATACTAGAGTACAACCAAATTTATCAGCAAAAGAAGTAGCTAGTTTATCAAAATCTTTACCGTGTGCTTCTAAATTAAAAGTTCTTACAACTTGATTTTTAGAATCAACAACGGAAATGGATGTTTTTGATTTTGCCACTTTTTTTACCTTTGGTTCTGTTTTTTTTGGCATAACTTTATGTTAATGTTTTATAAGCTTCGTCTATTTGTTTAGTGAGATATTGAGCATAGTTCTTAGCCGATAAGAAGTAGTTTAATACTTCATTATAGACTTTAATCTCAGCAAACAACATTATTCTTTCTTTATCTGCTAACTCAGAGTCTTCTGTTAGTCTCTTTTTATTCTCTTTTATCTTGTTAGCCATTCTCTCAATCTGTTCTCTAATTGGTTGGATGTTTACAGCGTCTATTCTAACGCCTAGATCCCTTAATTCGTTCTCCCAGCCATTTATAATATATTCGGTTGACTCATCATCATACTCTGTTCTTATTTTGTTTATTTTCTCAAAGATGTCCATATTATATTGTTGGGTTACTTGTATTGCTTATGTTAGCACTTCTACTGGCAGTCTGACCCATTGGGCTTTCCATTGGAGTTGCTTGAGGTGCTTGAGGTGCTTGAGGGGGTGCTTCTCCTCCCATTTCTTCTGGCATTGGATTAGCCTTCATCATATTCTTCATAGCTACTTGAACGTGAGCAGCAGCATAATCTCTTAACTTCTGAGATACTTCTGGCTTGAGGTTATGGTTTATCTCATAATCTAATATCTTTTGAACAAAACCAGTGGTAGCTCCCCTGTTCTCTTGAGGTTCTTCTCCTGCCAATATCTCTTTAATTGAAATTGCAGCTTCTGATAATATCTCAGAATTACCATCACTCATCTTGTCCATTGCTACTCTTACTTGCTCATCAGTGTAATCTCCGTTCTTTAGTAGTTCTCTTCTTATCCAGTTTTCATTATATCCCTGCATTAGTCCGGGGTTACCAGCAATAGCTGACAGGGTTGTTTCTCTTCTTTTCTTTTTAATCTCATCTAGTTGAACATCAGAAGATGAAGATTCTATATTAACATCAGGGAATCTCTCAAACTCAAAGTCGTCTCTTTTAACTTCTTCCCACTCAATGCCATTAAGTCCTTGAATCTTAACTGACATATCTTCAGTTAAATGTTCATCTAGTCCTTCTAAGTATCTGATACCAATCTCAGAATAAGCGTCAGTATAGCTTTTATTGATAAGTCCTAGTCTATCGGCTACTTGTTGCATATTGCCATAATAGATTCCTACCTTGTCGTTAGCGTCTGCTTGACCTTGTGAGCCGGGAGTAATACCAGTCTTGGCTCCTACGAAGTTATCAAGGAAGGAGATCATATTAACAGTAATATTGGTATTATCGGGAGTTTCAAAGTTATAAACACCGTTCTGGATATTCTTACCACTTAGATTGTTAGCCTTCACCAGTCCATCAGGTCGCCATTGTAATTGACTTGGATCAGGGAATATATCAGAGTCATAGGCTCTCATATTCCAGTTTCTCTTTTGAATGTTATCTAAAGCTTGGTTAAAGATTATCTTACTTGCGTCTGCTACCAGTCTTATATCGTCTACTGGAGCCTTAGAAAGGAATTGATAGTAGTCTTCGTGAGTAGCAAAGGACACATAAGGGGTTCTATTGCTTTTAAATACTTCTTTTAATGGTTTAACTTGTAACCAAATACCAGTTTTATAATCAAAGACAATCTTATATCTTTTGCCTTGAAATGTAGTAAATAGTTCGGTTAAGGGATAAACTGGTTCACCGACATAGTTGTTAATCTCTGGGTCTAGTCCGTAAATAGAATATCTACCTACCTTGTTGTTGTATTCATCATCAGGAGTCTTAGTGTCTGATTCATTAGCTACTAGTAGTTTACCGGTTTGTATCTTGTCATAATAGCCTTGCTTGGCTAGTTCTAATATTTCAGTCTTGGTCTTAAAGATGTTCATCTGACCAGTAAAGAGATGGTTATCTAGGTCTCCACCACCTTGGGGTTCAAAGATAAAATCAAACAAGTCAATTGGTTCTAAATATGATTTGTACTTAGGATCACTCTCGGCGAAGTATTTATAAATACCTCTACCACTAAAGATAGCCATTGTTTTAGCGGCTCTATCCTTTAATGCCCACTTACCATTGACTGCCGAGCTGTCCCATTCAAGCATAGCATTAGCTTTTAATACTCTCTTATAATCAGTTTCATCGTTTTCATTAAAGATAATGTTAGGTGCGTCATCTATCTTAGACTTCAATGTATCAACAAAACCACCCATAATAGGTAGTGGAATGTTGAATCTACCAGGTAATGCCCTAGTAGTTACATTGGCATATAGATCTAAAGACTTCTTGATGTCATTAAGCCTTGGTTGTTTAAATGATATACAAGTGTCTGTCTGTCGTTTGGCTACTTGAGCTAGTTCGTCGTTCATAGATTAGTGTATTAAAAGCGGTTACTTCCCTAGTATTTACATACAGGGAGAGAGTTACAAGATGTATACGCAGGAATACACTTCATAACCCTTTCCCTGTATGTGGGTTACCTTGGTGTTGTTAGACAGCCTAGGCTGTTGTGCCTTGCATAAGCCCCGCTATCGCTCTTCCCTAGTAAACCAGTAGTGAGCGGACACTACTAGCTTACTAGGAGAGAAGATGCTAACTTATTCAGCACTGGTCGGATTAGTTATCGCCATACCCTACCAATAATGGCTCCTGCGTAATTTTAAGTTATATAAATTTCATTCTTCTTTTGTGATGTTTGTTCTCCTTCATATTCTGATGATGTCTGCCATTTTGCTATCTTTACATCTTTATCAGGAGTTTGTTTTTTAGCTTCCCATACTGCCAGGGCTAAGCTCATTACTCTATCGTCTGTCATATTGTCTGGAACAGTAACCTTTATCTTACCTCTATTGCTTAGACTAAAGTTAAAGGCTTCTAGCTCTCCAATTAGTCCTTCGTCATTTGGTATCTTTATCTTGTCTTGTTCAAGCATCAGAGCGAGGTTATCAAGCAACTGTCTTCTACTATTTTCATTGAATTTAAACGATTTAACATTTAGTCCGGTTCTTTGTAAGTCTTCACATATCGGATCACCAACTCCAGTGCTATCTACTTCTATTATTCCGTTATTGTATTTTCTAGCTTTAGCTTCTATTTTAGATTTTTGCAGGTTCCAATCTACTTGATTAAATCTATCTTGACTCTTAGCCTTGAAGTCTACTAAGTCAAATGGGGTTATAACAGTCCAGTCTTGATATTTAGCTAAGTCTACTCCCAGTTTATACTTGTGGCCTATCTCAACATTATCATCAGCTTCATATACATTATCTTTAATTCTTCTAAAGAAAGCACCAGCATTATCCAAGAAACTACACATATACTCTTGAGCAAATAAAGCTTGAGGGGTGTCCTTTTTAACTTCTTCTATCTCTTCTTCGCTATAGGACTTGGTGTCTTGATAGTTCTTGACGCTATAAAACCAATTATCAGGGTTGTCTTTGGCTTTCTGCAGTAGTTTCCAACTATGGTTCTTTCCTTTAGGTGTGAAGATGAAACTAGCACTACCACCATTCTCAGCTAATACCGGTCTTATAATAGCAGTCCAGATTTCTTCTTTCATTTCACTATATTCATCGAACACTACGTCTATTGGGTTAATACCACGGTGTTTATCAATGTCTTCACAACCAACAAATCTTTGAAGTGATCCGTTCTTATAGGTTATAGAGAGTTCACTTTCATTTATCTTTGAGACTATTTCTTTAGGAAGGTGTTCTTTAATAAGGCTATCCCATATTACTGCCTTGGCTTGTCTGTAAGTAGGAAGGAAGTAATAGTATACCCCTTTCTTTATTTGTGTTTTTCTTATCT